GGGCATGATGGCGGCGATCTCCGCGGCCGACGCGCCGGCCGGAACGTCGAATCCCATCTTCTTCAGGAGCGCGGAGCCAGCGCCCGCGACCACCGGGCTCGTGGCTGTAGCAGCACCGCGTTGCTTGGCGGCCAGGTCCACAGCACCGCTCTCGAGCTGCTGGGCGCCGCCGACGAGCTGCTGCCGCTGCTGCGGCATGCCGAGCATCGTGTCCTGGGCCTTGTCCGCGTCGCCGTAGAGCATCTTCCCCGCGCCGGCGAGCTGCGGATCACCGGTGAGAGCCGCCAGCAGGCCGCTCTGCCGCTGGCCCTGGATCGCGCCCTGCGCGGCCGAGGCCGCAGCGGGCATATCCGCCGGCGACGCCGTGAGCAGCGATGAGAGGTTCGGGGTCGGCGCGTTCAGCAAGGAGCTGGCCGCGGCGGTGCGGCCCGTGTCCTGCTCCTTCACGAGATCGCGCAGGCCGCCGGTGGCCTTTCCTTGCTGGTAGCCGCCCAGGCCCGCGGAGACGAGGTTCACGAGGCCTGCGAGCGCCAGCGGCGCGGCCTTGCCCTTGCTGTAGTCGATGGGCGCGCTGGCGGCGGTCTGCCCGGCCTGGTCGAATTGACCCTGCAGAAGCTTATGGCGCTGGTCGACGGAGCCGAGCTGCATCAGCTGCGCGAGCAGGCCCGGCGGCGGCGTGCCCGGAGCAGGCGGCATACCCGGCGGCATCTGCGTCTGATCGACGAGGTCCTGCAGCATCATCGGCATGGGCTACATCCCTCCCGCGTAGGCCTTCATGCCGCCCTGGACGAGCGGCCCCAACGCCGTCATCAGCGATCCGAAGCCGCCGAGCGCACCGCCGTTGGCGTTGTACTGCTGCATGTTGTCGCCGAACTGATCCTGGCCCGCGCTGAGGAGATCGCCGGCCTGGCCGAAGCTCGACATCGAGAGGAGGTTCTTCAGGCTGGAGAGCGCGGAGAGCGGCGCATTGCGGCTGTTCAGATCGAGCTGCTGCTGTTGCTGCGCGGCATTACCGCCCTGGGTGATCGCCTGATTCTGCGCGCTCGAGTACGCGTCGTTCTTCGCGCGATTGAACGTGTCGGTCTGCGCCTGGCCGGCCTGACTGGTGGGGTCGAGGCCTTGGGCCGCTAGCGAGGCGTTGTTGGCGTCGCCGGCCTGCTTCCACTGCGGGTCGAGGCGAGAGGCTTCCTGGCCGTAGACCGCGTTGGTCGCGTCGGTGCGCGCCTGCTGGCCGTTGTCGAGCGGTGACGCCCAGGCCTTTGAGGCCTGATCCTCAATCGCGTTCGCCCCGGGCGCCAGCGCGCCGGTGAACGCCGTGGTCTGCGTCGGCCGGCCATCCGGGCCGGTTCCCCAGGTCGTCGACCCGTAGGGGTTGCTCTGATTGGGCCGGTTCTGCGTGGTTTGGTCCGCGGCCAGCTTGGAGAAGTCCGGCGGAGTAGGAGAGCCCTTGCCCATTTTACCTTCCAATCCAGCGGCACTCTTCGCGCCGCATCTCGAGGACGTGAATCCCGACGCCCACTGCCCATGCGTCGCTCAGGAAGCAGACCTCTTTGAAGCCGAGGTGAATATCGAGCTTGAGCGCCGCCTTGTTGGTGGAGAGCACCCGGCCGAAGACGACACCGAAACCGAGCTGCGCAAAGGGCATTGCGAAGGCGTCCCTGAGCAGGCGGCGAATCGCGACCGGGTGATCGACGGCGACGTGCATCGAGCAGGCGTTTGGCGTCCAATCGTCGTACCCGACCATCCCGACGATGCGGTCGCCATCCACGGCTTCAATGGCTCGAAAGTCGGACAGGACAATGAGACCAGCTCGCCGTGCGATCCAGTCGTAGTGCTCGGCCGGCGCCTCGCGCACCGCGATCACGTCATGCTCCGGCTCTCGAAGTACTCGATGTCGAAGCCGAGGATGACCGTCTTGGAAGTGACCGCGAGCTTGAAGGCGATGGCCGCATCGGGCCCCATCCCGACGGCGCCGCCCATGTTCTGCTGCGTCGAGGAGTCGGCGGCGTACTTCGCGACGTCCCAGACGGCGGAGTCCCAGAGCGAGTCGCCGGGGTTCGTCGTCTCCTCGGGCAGCGACGCCTCGGTCAGGTCGTACCGGTAGCGCGCCTCGATGCTCTCGGAGATGGTGCCGCCTTCCGAGATGATGGTCGGGCGGATCTGCGTGACCTGCTTCTGGGTTCCGCGTCCCAGGTTGTCGAAGCGGGTGATGCCCGAGCAGATGATCGGCGTCGACGCGTTCACATCGGAGAGGACGACGCCGTCCAGGTAGCCGGTGTTGATGCAGACGCGCCCGTCCGCCGTGCCGAAGTAGAGCTTTCCGTTCCACGCCTCCATGCTCAAGATCGGCAGGTCCCGGTACTGCGACCAGCCGCGCGTGACGAGCGGCATCACCAGCTGGTTGGTGGGCTGCCCGTCCGCCACCGGCACGGCGACGATGAGGCAATTGTCCTCCGGATGTATCCGCATCGACCAGCCCGCCAGGTTGCTGTACGTCGAGGCCAGCAGGCTGAAGAGGTTCGAGATCTTGTGCGTGCTGTACTGCGAGATGTCCTCGATCGAGGAGCCCAGCACCAGCTTCGAGAGCGGGATGATGCCGGTGGTGCTCAAGATGAGCAGGTCGCCGCCGTTCTCCGTCGCGATGCGCCGCCCGGCCGGAACGCCGCCGACGTACCAGCGCCCCACGATGCCGAAGGTCGCGGCCTGGCTCGGGTCGGTGCCGGCGTAGATGACCACGTCGCCGCCACCGCTCACCGCGACCAGGCGGTCATCGGGCCCGCTGCCGCCGTCGATCGTCCAGCTGTAGAGGCCCACCAGCGGGCCGCCGTTCTTGAACTGCGCGCCGAAGTTGAACGGCACCGCCGCGCCGAAGAGCGCGCCCCCCGTGCCAGCGCCGATCGGCAAGTACCAGGCGGTGCCGGTGTCCTTCTGGATGAACCAGAGCCGGTTCTTCCAGACCATGACGAAGACGAGCGTGGCCGGGTCGACGCCGGTGATCGAGGGCGCATACGCCCAGGTGATCGTGTTGTCGGGGATGAGCGCCCCGGCGCTGGTCGGCCCTGTCGCGGGCGCCGCAGCGGAGTGTCCGCCGGCGACGGTCGTATAGGTCAGGCCGCCATTCGAGACGCGCGAGCCGGGCGGATAATCAATGTCTGGCACCCACGCGTCGACGGCCGCCTTGATGACCTTCACCCAGGAGTTGGTCGCCTCGCTGTAGACGTAGTAGCCGTTCTCCTCGTCGCAATAGACGAGGAAGTGACCACCCGACGAGTTCACCACCACGCTGCAAATGCCGTAGCCAGCGTCGCCCACCTGCGTCTGGAAGGTCACCACCAGCGGCGGGCTATCCATCGACGCCGAGACGTCGTAGATGCCCAGCGACGTGCAGACGAAGAGCTTGTTGGTGGCGCCGTTCTTGTGACTGCCGGCGAAGGGCAGCACTGACCGGACGGTGTTGTCGCCGAAGCCCGTCAGGCCCGTGCACCACTCGGTGCTGCCGAGCCGGCTGCGCAGCCCATTCTCCGCGCCGATGAGGTTGAAGAGGAGCGGGCAGTCCTCCTCGGGCATGGTGAAGCCGCCGTCCACGGTGTTGATGCCGCCGATCGGCGCGGTGATGTGCGCCTGCTCGACGGCCGCTGCGGGAGCTCGGCGCTTCACCCGATCACCTGCGGCAGGTTCCAGGGGCCAATCCTGCGCACGCCGCTGCGATGGCCGCCGAGGAAGATGGTCTTCCCCTGCACGTCCTCGTTCTCCGCGGCCGAAAGCGCGGTCACATAGTCTTCTTGCTCGGAGTCGCTGGGCTGCTTCTTGTTGCGGCGGAAGTCCATCTTGAGCCGCGCGACCACCAGCGCCGGGTCGAAGCAGATCACGTCGTCCTTGGCGGCCGGAGTGTCCGACGAAGGCTGCATCGAGGCCGCGGGCCGGATCCAGCTTGAGCCCTGGTACTCGAAGGCGATGGTCTGCACCGACCCGGGCACCGGCCACAGGAACATCTGCGCCTGCCAGATGCGGAACGCCTCGCAGATCAACGACGACACGCTGCGGGCCTGCAGCAGCTGCCATTCCTGGGGGCTGAGCGGGCCGCGCAGCCGGAGCTGTGTCGTGCGGTTCCAGCCGCTGTCGTCGACGAACGACCGGTAGTCGATCGGAAGCGCATAGGCGCTCGTGCCGATGGCGGTGGGGAACGTGAACTCCTTCTCGAGGTGGTGCCAGTTGCGGTGCTTCGCGAGCGAGCGGCCGCCGCTCTTGAGCACGGCCAGCAGCTGCAGAATGTTCGTGTCCGTCGAGGCGAAGGGGTCGACGATCGCGGACCTGACGAGGCCCAGCTCGATGGCGGCGTCGCTCACCAGCTCCGCCACGGCCCTCCAGCCCGGCGAGCCGGTGCCGGTGGTCACGCCGGCCACGCCGTTGAACAGCCAGATCAGCGCGCCCTGCACCGGCACGCTGCCCGCGGCGAAGGTCACCTGCCGCGGGCCGGTGATCGTGTAGTCGATGGTGTTGCCCTGCTCGAGGCGGTCGACCACGATCCGGTGATTCACCTGGTCGAGGTCCGCCGGGAACGTGAACACGGCGACGCCGTCGGTGCCCGTCGTTCCTGTCGGGGCCTCGTTGGCTACCAGCGGCGTCGCGGCCATCGCTTACGCCGCCTTGCCTTTCTTGCCGGGCTTGTCGTCGTCCGGCTTCGCACGCTCTGCGAGGATCTGGGCGACCTGGTCCTGGAGCGTCTTGATCTGCACGTCCTTCGCGTCGAGCTCGCCGCGCACGTTGATGACCTTCTTAGACTTCTCCGCCTGTCGTTCAAATCGGAGAGCGCTTCGACCGTGAAGACCTTGTAGTAGGCCAGCTCCTCGACGGAGGCCGGGTCGATGCCGGGCCAATTGCGAAGAGACGTGCCCTCGGTCTGGTCTTCCTGGCCGGCCTTGTAGCGTTCGAACTCGTCGGCGAAGCGGTGCACGTCGCACAACTCGGGACGCGGCGCGCGGCAGGGCGCCTTGAGCGCCTTCGGGTCGTTGAGCTTGGCCTCCCCGAGGCAGAAGGTCGCCGGGCGGTGATTGACGCACTCCTTATCGCCGGGG